TTTATAGTTCTTTGTATTATTAATATCGTATAACAATTTAGGAAATGTTTCAAAATACTTTGCCATATTAGTAACCTTGTGCTATTAAGTTCTTTGTCATTATTTCTGTTTCAGTAAATGCTAGTGTCATTTGTACATTTACAGGAGCCGCACCTTGGTCGTCAAACTGTCTAAATGTACTAAATTGGCCTTCGCCATAATCTACTGTTACATCTGTTAATACACATCTACTTAATTTATTTAAATAGTTATTAATTTGTCCTTGATAAGCATAGTGAATTTCAAACTCACTTGGCACTTTAAAGTATCTACCACCTGATATATCGTTCTCTAATTCAGGATGCATATGAAATTTAAATAGTTTTACAATCTTGTCTATGTCTTCTACTTCGTCTTTATTTCTTGCCTGTAAATTAAATGTATAATTAAATGATCTATGATTTACTTTTTCAAAAACAACTTCACTAAAAGGGTTTTCAGCAAAACCTGTAATCTTTGTAATAGCACCTGATACATCACCTAAACCAGCCGATTCAGCAATACCTACACCCAAGTCTTTAGCAGCCTTTAAAGCAAAACCACCGGCGCCTCTTAAAAAGGCATTGATTTGATCTTGTTGTGATGAAGCACTTGTTGTTTCAGCAAATGTTTTAGCAGCCAAACCACCTATACCTAATTCTGTAGGTCCATTGACAACTGAATATGAAGCTTTGATTGATGGTGGCATATACAATGCTACAGCACTTGTAACAATGTTATGTACAGGTCTTTTTGAGTTAACACTATTTGTTGTGCCTTTACCTATTTTTACTTCTTCACCATTTCTACTTGATCTTAATTTTGATACATTATAATTAAATGATATATCAGAGTCATTAGTTCCTTCAAATTGACCTAATGCTTGTAAACCTAAGTCTTCAGCAAACTTTAAATCAGCCGCTGTTGAATGTTTTGATGATACTGTATAAAATATCATATAATGGCCTTGTTCACTATTACCTAAATCTTTTGGAAACTGTATTTGTGTAAAACCTAATGGATTAGATTTCATATGAGCCGTTGGCTCTTTTGTACTAGGCAGTTCTAGTTTTGATTTCTTTAATAAATCCTGAGCAGCCGCTTTAGTCTGTTGACTAGTCAAACTGCTACCTAAGCCTTGTACAAGGCCACCGCCTAATGTAAGTAATTGTCCTAATTTTATTGATGCCATTTAATAAACCTATATATTAGTAATATTTATAATGAAAAAGAGAGCAACATATAAGGGTATTTACAGACCCACCAATCCTAGCAAATACGCTGGCGACCATACAAGAATAGTCTATCGTTCTAATTGGGAGCGTAAGTTTATGGTTTATTGTGATAAAAATGATGACATTATATATTGGGCAAGTGAAGAATTGGCGATACCTTACATTAATCCAATAGATAAGAAACGACACCGATACTTTCCTGACTTTATCATAAAAACTAAAAAAGGCAAGCGTTATATGATAGAGATAAAACCATCAGCACAAACTAAAAAACCTAGACCTAAAACAAAGAAGTCAAAGGCATTTATGAGAGAGAGTTTAGAATATATCAAAAATGTAGCTAAATGGCAAGCCGCTGATGTCTATTGTAATGATAATGGTTTAGAATTTAAAATCTTTACTGAAAAAGAATTAGGTATTTACTAAGCGTTTAAATAACTTCTTAAATTTCTATCACTCGTATTAGTATCTTCTAAAATTGTAGTGTAAGTGTTATTGGCCGTATTAACATTGTTTGTACCGCCCTTTGTAATTTGCATATTACTTTGTGGTTTTGATGATGAAGCCATTTCAGCACTTTCTTTATTTAATTGATTGCCTTTATTTGTATCTTGTGGCATAATGTTGCCCATTTGAACAGCAGCACTTCTTAATGCTGTTCTATCATCTAAAGCTTGCCCAGCAGCAAAATTCATCAAACTTCTTTGATCTTCGCCTCTATAATCATAGTCGGCATATAACATAGGATTTGTAGAATTTAATACTTTGTGATCTTCACCTCTTGTAGGATCTTTATCAATAACTAACTGATTATACATTTTCATTCTAGCCTTTTCAGCGCCTGTATATTCACCACTTGATCTTTTTTCGTGTATGTCATCAAAAACTTTTTTCTGTAAAGCTTTTGCTTGTTCTAATGACATATCTTTAGAATTTACTTGTACTAATTTTTCTTCATCATTACCACCAAATAGATTTTTAACACCAGAAAATACACTACCTACTTTTTCTTTTACTGCTCTTATAGGTGCCATTATAGCGTCTTTAATTGATTGTATTGTTTCTTTTATACTATCAATTACACTATCAATTAAGTTGCCAAAATAGTTTGGTATATCTTCGGTAATAAAGTTAAAGGCATTCTTAAACATATCTTTAATAGCCGCTATATTATTTCTAGCGTTCTCTATTGCCTGATCTTTTAAATCTGTAAAGAATTGAGGTATTGTTTCTGTTATAAAGTTAATACTATCATTAATAAATTTTGTAACAGCTTCTGGTAAAGTTCTAAAGGCAATCTTAATGTCTTGTATCATTTTGCTTTCTACACCAAAAAACTTTAAAGCAGCGTCAACTAATGAAAAGAAACCATCACCAATAATAGATACTATTTGTAAAGGTAAATCTAAAAGTAAACCTTTTAAGCCTGATACAAATGTACTACCATCTCCTTGAAATAGGCCTTTTAATAAGTTACTTACTGTGGTAAATGCTGAACCTAATAATTCAACTAGATTTTCTACAAATGGGAAAAAGTCTTCTTTTAATGAAGTAAAGGCATTTTTAAATCCTTCTACAATTGGTTTTAAAACTTCACCAATTTGATTACTAAATTTACCTATGTTAAGAGCAAATGCTAATAATAAACCAAATAAACCTACTTTACCTAATAAACTACCCGAAATCATGCCAAAGAAATTAGAAGCGCCTTCTTTTACAGCAGACAATCTACTACTCATCATATCTTTAAAATCTTGTGTAAAGAAACCTGTATCTCCACCTTCTTTTTGTATTTCTGTTTGTTGGCCTTCACTTACTCTTTCTTGTATATCTTGTTCAGCGGCCTGTTTCTTATCAAAACTTAACATATTTGTAAATGATAATATTAAGTCTTGTATGCCTTGACTTATTTCTTCTAATAAACTTGTCTGATATAATACACTATCACCCTCATTTGTTTCAGGTAATCTAGGACCAATAAAATCATCTACCCGACCAGCACTTGATCCGCTAGGTGATACAACTAGAGATTTTCCTGTCTTTGCCAATCCTTCAAATGATTGTGATACAGATTTACCTATCTCTAATACTGATTCGTCTTTTAGTGTAAGTTCAGCCATTATTTGCCTTTTGCTTTACTACCTGTGTATAGACCAAACCAAGCCGCTCCAGCACCAACTACGATTGATACTAAGCCTGATTGTTCCATTGTAGGTCCTTCTAATTCCATATACCATATTACTACTTTGTATAGTAAGAAAATATATGTAGATATGAATACTCTTGGAAATATTCTCCAACTATCAACTGCTCTTGCTAAATGTATAAGTTTAGCATATGGATTTACGCCTAAATCTTTTATTGAAGTGTCAACTTCTAAATCAACACTAATCTTTTGTTTTGGTTCTACGACCTTAGCTTCTTTTATATCTTCCATTACTTGTTTGCCTCTCTCGCTCTTTTTTCTTTTTCTTCTTTAAGATAATTAACTAGTAGGGTAATATAAATTTCCCTCTCCCACGGTATCATGTTTTCTAACTCACCCAATGAATATTTATGATGTTGCATCAGAGCAAAGTTAGTTTCAAAATAGTTTTCTAAACTATCGTGTGAGAGGGCTATCCGAAAAAATCGGCCAGACCTTTCAACGTAACTTCGCTTTCCACATTGGTTTTAGAGTTTTTAACAGTTATTTTCTGTTCTAACCTAGGCATAGTATTAAAGAATTTCTGTATTTGTTTCATTTGTTCACCTGTCAAATTGTTAACAAATTCTTCCATTTCTTTCTTTTCTGTGTCTTTGGCGAAGTGTACTTTTTCACCCTCATAGATTTGATCTATTGAGTTTGTGATAAGTTCATACATTTCGGCAAGTTTAACGTCACCTGTTAGAATACCACTATTAATAGTTTTTAATGATGGATATTTTAACACAACGCCTAGTTTTCTTGTTTCATCTAAAACAATATTGTTACTGTGGTTGTCATCAACATAAACTTCAACTTTACTTAAATCTACTTCTACATTTTCATAAGTCTTTTTGTCATCTGGACATAAAATTCTTATCTTAGCAACTTCACCAACAGACTTGGCTCTTATTTGTAAAAAGATATACTCTAAATCAAATAAAGGATAGTCTTCAGGATTGATTGTTTCAAATGTACAAGATTTAACAATGTCTTTTACAGCCGTTAACATTTCTTCTGGTTTACCAGATTCTAATGCCATTAATAAAATCTTTTCTTCTTTTACTAAAAACGGCCTATACTGAATTGTTTTTTGTTGAGATGGTAATGTCAACTCATACTTTGCTACATTAGCTATAGGTAATGCCATAATTTACTCCTTTTCAAGTTATATTATAAGAATGGTGGGAATACTTTGCCTCCAAACACCGATCCAATTGGGACTCTTTGTCTTATTACGTTCACAGCGTCCCTACCTGCTCGTCTTATTTCTGGTGGCAACTTGCTTAATATGTTACCAAAAATACCTCTATTGCCTTGTTTAACTGTAGGTACTTGGAAACCACCGCCAACTGTATAGTTCTTCACTTGGTCTAATGATAAATTTACCCAGTTTCTAAATGAAAATGTTATTGAAATCTTTTGTATGTCTTCAGCACCATAGTCAAATGGTACTGCTGTAATAGTTTTAGGATATACTTCAAATAGTTCTACACCATAAGCAATTCTATCTCTATCGGCTTCACCTGAAAAAGCACCTAATTGGTATATTCTAATACCACCAACATACTCGTCATAGAAGTGCATATTGTGTGTGGCCTGATCCATAATAGAGTTTTGCCACATTTCAAAAAATGTTCTTTGTCTTAAATACTTGTCAGCATAAAACGAAGCAGTTATCTCACCTGGAAAACTGTAAGCATAAGCGACTTCTCTTTTAGGTCCATATGTTTGAAAAGCTTTTGTGTCAACATTTCTACTAGGCATTTCTATATTATGACAAAATGCTCTCAAGCCTCTTCTTAATTCTGTTTCTTGTGCTAATTGGCCTGGTTGTGTTGATCTACTAATTTCTTCTTGGAATACATATTCGTCACTATCACCCTCACCTGTTGCTTGTTCTTGTATTCCTCTTGGTAAAATAAAATCAACTAAAAATCTATTTGGTCTGGCAAAGCCTTCGCCCTCAGCAACTTTACCCATAAATCTACCTAATGTAGATTCAGGATTACCACCTGCTCTTTGTTTTAATCTAGGATCGCCTAACACATTGTCAAGTGATCTATCTCTTGGAATACCCACTCTAATGTCATAGTTACCTATTCTTCGGCCGCCTCTTAAAATTGCCATTATTTACCTTTACATTGACATTGTTTTATGCCAAATAATTTTGCTATAATTTTTTTTATTGTCTTCATTAAATCATTCTCCTACTGTCAGCATAAACTCTACTTGTTCCTGCTTTCTTAAATTGTTGTACAGGTAAATATACAGCCAATGCTGCCTCATCAAAATCTATTCGTAAAAACTGTGATCTTACATGGCCATACAAATATTTTTTGATAGTTGGTTTTACTAAACCAATACCTTTTACATCATCATAAGTAGCATCAATTTTTGTTTTTTCATTTAAACCGCCGTCAGCAAATCTTTGCATACGTTGTAATAATCTAAATCTCAATAGTGGTGGTAAATAATGAAAGTTCATTCCCATAAAACCACCTTTAATTGGTTCAAGCGGTAACACTAATGGGAAAGTGTCATAATAAGGCAAAGTCTTTTTTAACTTTGGGTCATAAAAGAACATATTTAATCGGCCAACACTTGGTCTACCAATTAATTTACCTTGATTCATTAACTTTCTAGCAGTTACTCTATCAGCGATAGAAGCTACATTACTTCTATACCAATTGGCACTCTTACGAATACCACCTTGTTTATCTACTAATGGATCAAGTATATTTGCCATAACAATATTTATACGCTGGATATAAAAAAGAGGCCGTTATTTCTAACGGCCTCCAAGCATACAGTTTAGAGAGAGATAGTTTACTCTTCCTCAGCTAATTTACTAAAGTAAGACAACGTATCGTCATCATCACTAGCTTCTGGTTGAGCACTAACTGGTGTGCTTTTCGCTGTATCGTTGTTTTTTGGCGGGAGGCTTACATTCTCAACGGTACTGGCGTTTCTATCACCCGTAATTACCCTATTCAGTTTCTCTTTGAGTTCATCATAGGTTTTAAAATTACTAGGGTCAAGGAAAGGTTTAAGAGCGTGTTGTTTTGACCAGATTTCTTTTATCTTGTCATCACTTTCAGCAACAGTTGACACGCCTTCAAATTCAGACTTGTCATAGTTCCAATAGCCATCAACTTTTCTGATTTTTAGTTTAAAGTTCGCACCTTTCCAAAAATCAAATGGGTTAATTGGTTTTTCATCATCAAATGCTGGTTGCATCGCTTCAGTAATCTTATCAAATATTTTTTTACCAAACTTGTATAAGAAAACTTTACCTTCATTCTCTGGATGTTTA